CGCTGCGCAGTGTAGAAATTGGACGCGGCAAACGGTATCAGGACCTTGTCGATGGGCAAAAACTCAGCGCAAGGGCGCTTTCTGCGCTCGTCATACCAAAGTTTTAGGTACTGCGAGCCACCAAGCGGCAGTTGGGTGAGTAATTGCTCCTGCTCGTCCTTAAATTCTTCGATCTGCTCGGTCAACTGCCAGTTCATCCAGTCGCGTTTGCGCTCGGCACGCTCTGTTTTGTCCTTATCAACCTTGCCTAAGATCTTGGTTTTGACCGGGCCATCAGGCGGGAAGAGTTCCTTGATGGCACGCGAGGCAAAATCTACGCACGCTTCAGCCATCGCCGGATGGACAACCTTGCTGGCACCCATGAACGTCGCGCCGCCTGGTGCATCTTTACCCATGCCGGTACGCTTTAGACCCTCTTCATACTGCTTATCGCGGTCTTCGCGGGCTTGCTTGTCCTTGTCGATCAGGTTGACATATCGCATAGCCAGCGCTGATAGCTTAATGCTATCTATTTTCTCGGCCAGGTTCTCGTAAAAGTCTGGCGACTCGTCTGGACCCTTCAGATCGTCGAAGTGAACCCGCACGGAGCCATCAGGAAGCTCTTCAAGCTCTGCCGATTCTTCAGGCAACTCAACCTCAAGACCCTCTTCTTGATCCTCTTCATCCTGCATGGGATCAATGTAGCGGCCATATTCCTGCTCAATGGGCATCTCAGGCATATTTCTTTCCTTTATTTACTGCTTTAGGCAACTCTTTTGCCATCTTGACTACCATGGCCTGCACATCGGGGTTGTCAGTAAACCTTACCGTCCCGCCTTTTGCCTTAAGAAGACCAGGCTCGTCTTTTTTTAGTGGATTGAAAGCGGCAAAACGAGAGCGAACCTGCTTCGTATCAAATGGAATGACTACTCGGTGCTGTGCTCCACCGCCTTTACCGCCAGCATCTACGATGCCATCAAAGCCTAGCTTGCGAAGCTCTGCAGTGACTTTGTCTGGAATAGACGTCCAAACGTATGAGTTTTTGCCTTCAGCCATGTCCTTTTCAAGCTCTGCAACCCACTCTTTGGGGGTGAACCTGACATTTTTTGCCCATTGATCAGGGCCATACGCTTGCTTGCGAGTTCTGTCTTTTGCAAAAGCTTGTTTTAAGGCTGGAATGACTCTGCTCTCAATCACTTCAGCGTCTGTAGTCGTAAGCGGGTTGTTAAGCCTAGCCTTGCCCGTCAAAACGCCCTGCGCACTTGACCATGGAGCATTCTTTTGCGAGATTGGAAACGGGAAGCCTGCAAGTTCAAATACCTTGGCAAGCTGCTCCTCGTTGTTGTAAAGCGTTCCGCTGTCATGCCACATAATCCTGAGCGCTGTAAGCGGATTACCTTTAGCTTCGCGCTGAAGATAGTAATCAATCGTTTTGGGGTCCATGATCGAGCCGCCCATTCCCTCAGGGTGCAACACCAAGTCACCCGTTGCTTCTTGAGGGTTGGCGTATCCAATACGCTTAACCTTGGAAATAATTTCTTGCTGCTTTTCTCTTGGCAGGAAATAAAACGCCTTTTCGACAGGAATATCTTGATTGGATCTGTAGCCAAGGTTTTTGGCGCTAACCGTAAAATAATCAGCAACATTCCCTTCGTCTTGTGCAAGCCTTGACGTATCGCGCTTGCTAGTCGCATAGGTTGATGCCATTTGTTTGCTTTCAGTGCCAAACGGCATCGGACCTGATGTTGCCCTGCGCGGGTCTAACGCACCCTTCTCTAGCAAGCGATCCAAGCGTTCTGTGCCATGGTAAAAATCTTGATAACCCATGGCTGCAGCACGCACATCTGGCGTGTTATCTGGCGGCAACCCTAGACCACCTTGCTCAACAGGTAATGCGGCTGCACGCTGCGCTTCTAGCAGGGCTTTGTCTTGCGGCGCTTTGAAATTTTTAGCTGACGCAATATTCCCAACACGAGGGCTTTCCTCAACCTTTACGGCTGGTTCTGACACGCTGACACTTGTCTTTTGCGGCGCGTCCTCTTTTGGAGCCTGCAAACGTAAGCGTTCTTGTTCCGCAGCCTTTCGTGCTAAAGCTTCGCGTCTAAATGCTGCCGTAGGAATGGCTTTGTAGTCATTTGCTAGTGACGCCTCTTGCGCTACATCACCTATTACATCAACCGCCTTGCCTAACTTCGACGCTTTCCCTATCGTCGCTGGTAAACCAATCATGGGAATCATGGATACGGCCTGACCGATCTTCTCTAAATCAGTGCCGCCAGCGCCAGACATGTACCCGCTTGCAAGTTGCGATGCGGCTGATACGGGAGCGCTCTCCTTAATGGCTTGCAGAGCCTTCTCAATATCTTCCCTGCCCTCACCAAAACCTTTGGCTTGCATGATGCTGCGGGGCATATCGCCACCACCTGACATGCGTACAACCATCGCTTGCACGTCGGGATTGCCGGTAAATCTCACCTTGCCTCCCTTGGCGTAAGGTTGCACTGGCGTCTTGCCAAACATGACAACGCTAGGCTTGGCTAGTCTTGGGCTTAAGTACCCGGCATAGCCATAGTCACGAATAAGCCGCTCTAGTGCGTTGGTAGCCTCAGCAGGCTGTGCTAATCCTTTGTTTGACGTGGATGTCATCGGTATGCGCGTGGTTTCGCGTGCAAGCATTTGCAGTTGCAGCGGATCTGCTGCCAAGTCATACAAGTTTTCGCCCATCGCACGGTACTTGTGCGGGCCAAGGCCAACCTCTGGCTCCATGTTCTGGCCGGCATAGAAGTAGGTCCGCGGCGATATAGCCCCATGCAATCCGAGTCTTGCTGCTTCCTCACCCTTGATGCCCGTGCCGTAGAACGACGGGTCAGTCTCGGTCAATCCTGCCTGCTTGCTGTAGTGCAGCATCGGTGTCGAGACTGTCGTTCCTTCCATGGGTTTAATCAGGGGGCGCAGATAGTCTGGCATTTCGCCAGCGTAGGACGTGCTTAAGAACTCTGGCGGCAGGAGCAAAGGCTTTTGCGGCGCAAACTGAAACGTCTCGTAAGCTTTGGCGATGTCCTTATCAATCTGCTTAACTTGCTCTGTTTGGCCACGGCGGTTGGCCTCGTAGCGCAGCGATTGCAACTCGTTGATGGTGCGCTTTAATGCGGCGTTAAGCGGCGTGTAGTTGACTGTGCTGTTCTGGCCTCGTGTCTCGGTACTCATAGCCAGGCGTGCCAGCGGCGAGTACATCTGACTGTGTGCAGCCCAAGCAATCTCCTCGCCCTTGGGACCGAACTCGTTGCCGTGAATAGCATGGCCGAAGAAGTCATGCACAGCGCGAAACTTCTCGTTCTCATTCAGTCCCGTCTTGGGATCAACATCCTTCAGGAAGGGGTGCTCATCACCGCCCTGGAAGACGTAAAGGTGCTTGTTGCCGTATACGTCCTGCAGCATTTGCTTGCTGTTGCGGTAGTTGCCTTCACCTGCTCGGTGATAAGACAGGCTAACTGGCAAGCGCTTGAACTGCTCGTCAGTCTCCTTGGCCATTTGGCGGTATGCGGCTACCAGTAACTCGTCGTAGTTGGTTGCGCCAGACTGCTCGATGACCTCGGGCATTTGCGTGGCGTACTGGCGAAAGATCTCTTGCTTGTAGCCGGGATCATCCGTGGTGGCCAGCATGAAGGTGCGGCCAATCGGTGCCTGCTTGAGGATGGAGCTTTCAGGCATGTCTGGCAACTCGTAAGGCTTGCCAGTGGTCTCCTGCGTGTAAGTGCTTGCGGCCTGACGAACAAAGTTCGCCGGGTCGCTCATCGCTTGCTTGACTGCCTCATCCGTAGTTGGTTGCGAAACATCGCTTCCAGTTCGTCCTGGGGCAACTGCTTCGTCCCGTACTCTTTCGACAATGCCTCGACCCTCCCCTGCAGCCGCTTGAGAACGGCTAGGGCGGACTCGGTAGAACGGTCCTTCTGTGGTTGTTTCATAGGTGACTCCTTGGTCTGCCATTGTTCCAGGCATAACTTGTCTTGGCGCTACCCCTTGTAGCGGTTTTGCCAACATTCCCTCGCCGCGCATCGCCTGATCAACGGGCCTTAACATTTCCTTACCGGCAGTTTTTGCCGCTTGCCTGAGAGCGCCGGCAACACCCGTAGTCGGTGGCAGCATGGCCATTTGGGGCAAGAACGGTGGCAGCTTGAGGTCTGGTATGTCCTCTAGCACGTTTGCGACTGCTTCAAGGTTCTCGATACCCTTCTCAGTCTGTGGCAAGCGAAGGTTCTCGGTAATGAATCCTTGCGCTGCTTCGCCAGCACGCTGGCGTGGTGTCGGATCTCTTGGGTCGCCGCTCTTGATCGCTTCCTTAACGAAGGTGCCAACGCCTACCGCGGGTGACGCTAAGGCACGGGCAACGATAGGCGCACCAGTCAGCAGCACGTCCAGCCCGCCAGCAACTTGCGGTGCCACGCCCTCAATGTCTTGCAGGATGTTGCCTTGGCCATAGCCGGGTAGCGCACTGACGCCACGCTTGGGCGTCTTGCCCATGAACCTAGCCGTGGGGTCGCCACCGTCTTGCATGTGGACAGGGCCGCCTGCGGCCATCTCTGGCGTGCCATTGATCTCTAACATCTTGATGGATTCTTCTTCACCAGGGAAGACAACGAAGTTTGATGTGCCTTTGCCAGTGCCACGCGATCCTTGATCAAAATAACGGATACCAGGAACGCCTAATTCCCTCATGTGCTCTGCAAATTCCTGCGGTTTAAGAGCGGCTCTTGCAATCTCAGATCCGAGCGGGTCTTTTTTCCCGTAAAGATCCATTGCCATATCACGAAGCGCATATTCGCTTTTATTAATAGCTTCCTGCACTGCTTTTGGCTGCTGACTTAGTGGCTTGTCCCAATCAAGCATTTGGGCAATCTTTTCGTCGGGGATGTCTACTTTGTATAAAGCACCAAGATTTTTTTCGTATCCAAATTTAACGTCACGCCCAATTTCATCCAACCTTTTGAGCGCTTCAGGATTATTTTTTGCCGCTTGTTTAGCGTAATAAACTGTGTTGTGTGGAAACTGACCAGCATCACGCTTCCCTCGCTCAAGATACTTAAGAACATCCAGATCTGTATCAGTAAGGTCTTGGCCCGCGATCTTGGTTTTTCCAAATTGCAAATAAGGCTGCTCAAAATTAGAAAGATCAGCTTGATATTTTTTTGCTACTTTAGGGTCCTCAGCAAAATACAGCCCATGACCAAAAGCCTGAGCGCCTTCGCCTGTGCCGATCTTGCTTGCATCAAACTTCTTGAACTTGTGCGGCGAACCATGGTAAGCAATCAGTTCTGCAATGCCTGGCACCTGCCCGACCTTAGACATCGCTGAAGCGTAAGCAAAGGGAGACAGTGCGCCAGCAATGTCGCCGAGCACGCTTGTAGCCTCACCTGTGCGGTAGGCTGAGGCAAGCCTCTCTGCTTGCGGGTCCATCACGCTGTAGCTTGGGTCCATCCCAAGATAGCCCTGAATAGCTTGGCGTGCAGGCTTGGCAGCAGCAAGCACTGCGGACTTGTCTACCTGCTCAGTGGCCCGCTTAACACCGGGTGGCAACTTACCGCCTTTATCCATGTGGACGACACCGCCGTCCTTCAAGCCAAGCCGCTCACGCAGGCTAACCGTCCCGCCGTCCTTTAACCCAAGCCTTGCCCGTAAGTTGCTCATGCTAGCCCCTTGTGTTGTGCGGATGATACTGCTTTCAGGTTAAGCCGCATAGGGATTGGTCTTCGTGATGCCAGCGTCGATCAGGTCTTCCTCGTCGTACTCGTCGGGCGGTGGCGGGTCGATACTCAGCCAGCCAGCATCGCGCAGGTATCTCAGGGCCTGGCTGAAGGCGTCAACGAAATCGTCGTGCGTGGTCTGCGGGAAGCTGCAGATCTGCGTGATCATGGCCTCAGCCCAGTCGCGGACAAAGCCAGCATTGACGCTCGACTCGGGCACATACACCCTTCCTGCTTTCACGACGTTGGCCACAATGCTCAGGCGCTGGATCTTGTCGGCGTTGCCAGGGTTGTACTTGCGCACCGGGATGTGAGCACGCTGCAGGTCCTGGATGAGCACGATGCCCGCGGCCTTGTCCTCGACCAGCACCAGGTCAACACGCTTGGCGTCCTTGCCCTCACCAAACACGATCTCGTACTCGTCTAATACTTTAGGCTTAAGGTCCGGATACTGCAGCCGGTCTTGCCAGGCATCGATGATCAGCACGCGCATGCCGCCGTCTTCTGGCTTGTACACGCCAAAGGTAATGCAGGCTGTGGGGTCGTTGACCGTCTTCTCCGTGAAGGCACAGTCGTAGGATTGGATGATGTACTCAAGCTTGGGCAGCGGCTTGTCTGCCGGCCAGAGCTTGAACCAATCCCTGCGGACAATGCCGCCCTCCTCGGGGTCGATGATCTCAGCGTAGATCTCCTGCCTGCCCAGGTTCGTGCCCTCGTACTGCAGGATCTGCCGCTTGAAGTTGTCGGACAGGTTCTCAAGGTTCGTGTAGGTGCTGGCCGTGGTCAGCGTTACATCGTCACCCTCGCGGCCAATCAGATCTAGGATCAAGTCACGAGGCTTTGGCGTGGTCGTGCAGATCAGCCTGGTCTTCATATCAGGCAGCTTCAAGCGCATGCCAAACTGGATCTGGTCCCAGGCTTCCTGGATGTACTCCCATGCTGCCAACTCGTCGAGCCAGCCGCCATGGAACTGCGGGCCGCGGAAGCGCTCGGGTTCGCTAGCGGGTATGCCCTTGATCAAGCTGCCGTTGGTAAGCCTGAGTTCATGCAAGGCTTTATTGTAGTCGGCTATCAGGACTGACGGAATGACCTGCAGGAGGCCCGAGTCACCCTCGAAGCATGTAGACCTCACGTCACTGCTCGTTGGAGCCGCTACGAGCCATCTCGTGGCTTTGTGGGTCCATGCCCACCAGGCGATCTGCTCTGCTGCCGTTCTTGTCTTGCCGGCACCGCGGCCTGCAAGCATGAGCCAGATCGACCACCAATCACCTGTCGGTAGGATCTGGTGCTTGAGCGCTCGCGTGAGCCACATCATGCGCCAGGCCCAAGCTGCAGCCTGGTCAGCAGGTAGGCGCGTGTACTCTGCCCGTACCTGCGGGTCTCTCAGCAACTGCTCGAGGTCACTTGTCCCCAAGTTGCCTCTTCGCCTCGAGGTTCTTCAGCATGGCGTCGAAGATCGATACGTCAGCCTTAACCTCGAGCGGGTTGTCAGCGTCGCCCGCCATGGTCACGCGGTCACCGTACTTCTTGGGGTTCCATTTGGCCAGCAGCTTGAGCCTGGTCTCGATCTGAAGCTTGCGGTGGCCAAGCATGTCCTCAGTCGTTACTGATACGCCATCTTCGTGCTCGATTCGCTTCTTGCCAAAGTTTGGCGTGTCGGCAATCTCAAGGCATTCCTCAGCCATTTTGTCGTAGCCAATTTCCCGTGCTCGCGCGATGGCTGCGGAAAGACCGGCGCTCGCCGCCCCAGAAACATCATCCTGGTACATCCAATCGTAAATGGTTCGCCAGGCTGGCATACCCTCTTGTCTGCATATCTCTCTTAGTGGAATACCTTCACTTAGCTGCTCTACGATCTTGGTGGCTATCTCAGGTGTGTACTTGCTTGGCCGGCCTGTTTTGCGCGGCGCAGCATCATCTTTGGGTTTTGCGGTCTTGGCCATCACAATCTCTCAGTGACTTGTTTGGCCGGATCTTGCCACTCTGTTTGTTGCGAGACAAGCCTCCCTAGTGTTTCGCGGATTACGGGCTGCATGCGCAGTGCCGTCTTGTATCCGGGATTGGCTATGCCCTTCTCCAGGCGATGCAGCGTTGGTCGTGATGTGCCTACCAACTCAGCGAACTGTTCTTGGTTGAGGTTTAGCGCGGCGCGGGTTGCTCTTACTGATGCGGCGAACTGTTCAAGCGTTTGCATGCGTGATCATCATGAGTTGCAACTGCTTGATTTTACTATGCTTTAGCACAAAAAGAAACCCCGCCATTGCGGCGGGGAAAATCGTCGGGAAGATTCAACAGGAGACTCACACATGGACTACTCTTCTGAGTCTAAGTCCTCTTCCTGTTCTGCGTCAAGCCGCTCTTGGTCATATTCCCAAAGCTGCCGATCAAGCCACCAGTCATAGTTCATCTTGAGTCTCCTTAATGTATTCGCCAATCGCCTGGTGCAGTTCACGAAGCTGCTCTTGGTTGAGGTGAACGCTGGCGTGTGCGCCTACCTTCCAAATCGAGAGCCACAAACCTCCCTCGTATTCGCTCAGGTTGATCTTGTCGTAGTTTTCTGTCTTGATGCTGTGTTCCATGATGTTCTCCGTGTAAGGGGCCGTAGCCCCAGGTTTTAGTAGTTAACGATTGCATCCCAGCCATCTTGCGTCATGCGCACACAAGAATCTGCGCCGCGACCCCAGTGAATGACGAGGCCTGCATTGATCAAAGTGGTAAGGGTTCCCTTGTCTGATGCGTTTCTGACAACTTCGCTGGTCCAGATCTCGCGGATGTCGGAAAAGTCTTCAGGCATTCTGCCGTTCAAAGGTTGATGCTCGTTGCACATAATGTTCTTGAGCATTTGAGCCTGGCCTGCTGTGAGTGTTGCATTCATTTGGTTTCTCCGTGTTGGTTACGCTGTTTGGTTACTACAGGCTCAATCGTAAACGCTTTTAGTCCACTTGTGTGGGTGTGCGCCATCCGTCCGACAAGTGGTCATGATGCGCGACTAAACGGCGGGTAACGTGTAGCAACTCGGCCTCATCGACCTGGTAATGCTTGGTGAAAGCCTTCACACCCATGCCGTGGATGCCCGTGTTACCGCGGTGGTGTTCTGGGCATAGTGGTATGGCGTGGTAATGGCTCGCCTTCTGGCCCATGCCCGTGCCCTTGCGCGGGTGATGGATCTCTGCCGGCGTACCAGGCGTGCCCTGCAGGTGGCAAAGCACGCAGCCAATAGCCGAGAGCTTATCGAGGTGTTTCTTCTCGTCTGCCGTCATTTGCGCCCACCTATGCCTGCAGCGTAACGCAGGCCTGCAGCGAACCCCTCGCCCCAGCCAGCCTTGTAAACGACCTGGCTCCAGCCATGATCATCTTCAATCGCTGCAGATCCGAGAAACTCAGACATGCGCTGCAGCATGGTTTCCCTCATGAAGTTCATGCCGTCTAAATGGTCGCTCTCCCCTCCGCTCTCAGGTTGGCTTGTTGCGTGCGGTAGATCTCGATCCTTGCCTGTGCTGCTATCAGATCCCATCTCAATTTCTCCTCAATTTGAACTGCTTGTTTAATTGCTAAAAGCAATTCTTGATATTCAGGGTGGGCGTAAGCCTCCCTTTCTTGAGCGCCAAGTGCGGCCTCAATTGATTGCTTCATCAAAATCGCCTTCTTGCTCTTACGAAATTCCTCAAGGTAAACGCGCTGCGCCTTGGCGTCAGCAAATTGCGACGCATGCTTGATGATGTAGTCAACCGCGGCATGCGGATCGCGGTTAGGTTTGTCAGTTTCCATCAGTGCCCCTCCAAGGTCCGCCATAAGCGCTTGAAATCCAAAATCCTGCGTGGTTGATACTCATCCCCATCCCTTCCATTTCATCGCGTGTTTTGCACCTACGGCTCACCCCAAAATCGCCTGTGCGGTGCTTATCAAAGGCAAAGGTCGAATTGAAATACTCCTTGCACCCCTGACACTGGTTCCTGTCACCCGTTAATTTCATGTTCACCCCTATGTTCGCCCCTGTTCGCCCCTGTTCGCCCCCCGTTCACCCCTGTTCTCCCCTATGTCCACCCTTCTGTCCACCCTGCTTTTGCCCCTAAATTCGCCGTTTGTTCGCCCCTAGTGTTCGCCCCCTGTTCGCCCCTGGTGTACACCCTCACCTTCACCATGCCGGCAATCGTTGCCTTGTAAATCCTCAGATCCTCGATCTGACTGTCGTCCTCCCACACCCCTGCATGCGTCAGTGAGTCCAACAGCGACTTCAGCACGTTGTCCAGATCCCGCTTCCTCTTGTCTGGCGGGAAGGCCTCGATCTCTACGCGTAAAGGTCCAGCCTGCTTGAGATACTGCTGCTTCATCGCGGCTTCCATCACTAGCTCGTTTGCCACCTTGCGGTAGATCTTGCCCACTCCTGAAACGTACACGGTGGCGAGCCTGCCAACCACTTTGTGCCGCCAGTAGGTGTTTATGGTTGGTGGCCATGGCAGCGTGACCTCAAAAATCGGCGTCGAATCGGTAGGGGTTTGCACCGGCTTGCTCCAAAAATTGTTGTGAATTGCGATCAAACCAAAGTCTTAACCGCGGCTCATGTTCGCCATTTCTTTGCTTCTCACACAGCAGCATCGCATCGGGTTCATCGATGTCTACCATTTGACCGGCCTCGAGCAGCCGCTCTTTTTTCTTGTTTCGCCACATCATGAACACGTTATCGACCTGGTCAGCGATGCTGCCGCTGCCCTTCATGTCCACCTTCTGGGGCATCGCTTCATCCGTTGAGCCTTTGCGTATGTGGTGGACAAGATGGACGTGCAAGCCGGTATCTCTGGCCAAGTTTGTGCAATCGCTCACGAAGTCTTTCTGGCTGTTGTAATCGTCTTCGCCCTTAACGCACTTCATGAGCGAGTCAATGAAATAGTCATGCACCTGGAAATTGGTTGCAGCGTAGTGGCCAACGCCGATGACTTGCTGCCGGGTGCTCTCACCCTGCTTGTCGTAAAACCAAAGCCGGTTACCAACCCAGCGGGCAAAGTCTTCGTAATGCTCAACGCCAGGGAATTGCGTGCCAGAAAACTGGCGGACCATGCGCTGCAGCGTTGTGGTCGGTTTCATTTCAAAGCTTGCAATCAACACGTTGCGCTTTTGGGCTAGCAGTTGCAACGCAATCATGCCAGTGATCAAGCTTTTGCCTGAGCCGTTCTGGCCAGCATAGACCGTGACTTCACTAGAGCGAAACGAGAACCGTTCCCTGAGCTTGCCCCAAGGCATAACCACGGGCGGCTCCGGCGTGGCCCTGAGCATGTCAATCGCTTGCTCGATGATGTCCTTGGCTGGCCGTAGCATGACCGAGGCTTCCATTTGCTCATACCAGATTTGAAAATCAACGTCGTTAGGTATCGTGTTCATGCGTCAATCTCCGAATCCCATAGAAGGCCTGGAGTCGTTTCGCGGTAGTGAGCGAATATCCTGGCAGCACCAAATCGTTTTAATGCCTCTACGGCCCTAAAAACGGCCTCAGAATCGATTCCTGTGACGTGGACTACCAAACCCCTGGCCCAACGGTAGTCGCGATCAGTAGGGCTAGCAACGACAACAGGGATCGGCAGCGATGGATCAGGCTTGCCGTCAAACTCCACAAAAACGGCGCGGGGCCGGTTAGAGGAAAGCTGGCAAGCAATCACAAATTCGTGCCCCCTCATAGCGCACCTGCATACGGATTGATTGCAGCAGGCTTGGCTGGACCTTGCTTTTCATTGAGCACCCAATTCTTGAACGTCTTATCCCAATCAAGCTTGGTTGCATCCTTGCCTGACTTAGCTTGCCAGTAGTTCATGAACGACATAACCGTGGTTCTCAAGTTCAAGTCTGGCCTTTCCTTACGAGCAAAAGCAATCAACTCATCACTTGGTTCCCAATCAGCAGGCAAGCGCGTAGCGCGGCTCTCTCTGGTTCTTGGTTCTTGGTTCTTGGTTGCTATTGGGGTAGCATTGCCCTCCCTTATGCCCTCCCCATTACCCTCCCCATTAGGTAGGCTATACCCACCCTCTTGCCTGGCTTTATCCCACCTAATGCGTGCCCCTTTGGCCCCGCCATCCTTTTGCTTAGTGAACGAAGCAATCTCCTTGTCGCAGCGCTTGTTGGTGTAGCAATCGCCCTGCAAAACAAAAAATTCTTTCAGTAAGCCGTCAATTTCAACTACTGCTCCAGGCATGCGAATAAGCCTGGCAATCCTAGCTGGATCGTTGGGCAGGGGCTTTTGGTTTAAGTAATACAGGTCGAGCATGCGCCTGTATGCAAGGTCCTCAGTATCAGTGAGGTGGCTAGTGTGGGCCTGATAATCCCCCACATGGAACGGATAGAAACGCATCATAACCCTCGTCAAAGGCTTATCGTCACTGAGGTTGGGCGTTGGCAGGGGGGTGACGAATCCCCTTTTCGCTCCGTCGAGCTAGCCATGCCCTGTGGACTTTACCTAATGCTTGGTTGGTGTGCAAGCAAAAGTTTGGATCATCTCGCGCAGCTTGCTATCGACATCTGACCAATAGCTTTCAAAGGCTGCGGCACCGTTGTTCTCAGCAATACCTAGGCAGATCTTAGTCAGCATCGTGAGCGCTACGCTGTTGAAGACTTGCTCGGCAAAGTTACTGTCATGCTGCTCTTCAATAAGATCGATGTGATGACCGATGCTTTTGACCATCGCAAAAGCTGTCTTGGCTATCTCAATCTCGGTCTTAGTCATTTTATGATTCTCCCCAATCGGTTCAGGACTGCGTGCTCTTGAGCCACTACCAGATCATGGTTCGGGTTTTGCATTTTGGCTGCCGTTTCGCACAAATCCGCAAGCAGCAAGTGCAACACCTCATGAATTGCTAGTGTTTCGACATTGGTAATAAAACCAAAGTCCCCTTCGGAGTTAATTGTCAACCGTATCGATGCATTCTTGCTGACCGTGTTGTATTGCGTTTGTGCGGCAATTCCATTCCCGATCTGCTCATGCGTGATCGACAAATGCCACTCGGTCATGCCTAATTCATTGATCAATGACTGCACTTTGGCAGCAAACCGCTTAAAATCTGAAGCTAAAAAAATATGGGTTTTCACTGCTTACCCCTTGCTCGTATGGCGGCGGCGCATCTCTCAATCGTTGGCCCATGCGTCAATGCTTTTGAATCTTTTGGCAAAGGAATATCCTCACACACCTTTGCACACGCAGAACGCTCAGCAGCAGCAACAAGGGCGGCGAATGCTTCAAGCTGCCCTTCCCAACAAGTCCACCCAAGGCCATACTTTGCGATCCCCGCCTTCCGCGCCATCTTGACTATGTCTTCTTGGGCCATGCTCACCTCATTCCTCGTATGGCGGTGGCGCTGTAGTCGGGACGAACCCAATCGCCTTTTGCTATGGCGATGCAGTCGTCCGAATCCAGCATGTAATCGCCTTCAGTGACGCAGTAATCGTCTTCCTCTTTGATCGCCTTGCAGATGCGATCACGCTCATGATCGGCAACAAGGGCAGCGAAGCGTGTTACAGAACCTAATGGATTTTCGTCAGATCCGTAAGCCAATCCAGCCTCCCGCGCCAGCTTAATAATTTCCTCGTGGGTCATGTGTTTCCCCTTGCTCGTATAGCTTTCTTGCAATCCTCGGCATCAGGTTTGTTTCTGTAAGCCTCGTCCTCGTCTTCAAATTCTTGATTGCACCAGTCATGAAACATCTGGTCGCACAATGTTGCACACGCCTCACGCTCGGCAGCGATGCGCTCATCAATCTGCCAATCAAGTTGTTTGAGCAGGTCTTCCGTGGTGTCACCGTGCCCTGTTGCGTAGCCTTGTCGCATCATCCAAGCGGCCAGCTTCTCACGCTCGGCAGCCACAGCATCTGCAATTAACTTATCAAGTTGCGAGGCTTTACGCAGCCGGCTTACATGGCCTTTGTCGTACCCGGTTTGCTTTACGATGTCCTTGATCCTCAAAGACTCGTCCTTGACCAGCATCCTGACTTCAAAGTATCGGTGCATCATTTATCTGTCTTTTTTGAAAATATTTCAGGCTTGTAAACCCGCACGCTTGCATCATGCAGGTAGATCACGCGGATCATGTCGTCCACTACAGTCCAGCAAAACTCAAACATCCTGCCACTAGACCCATAGCTGTAACCATCCACCAGGCTTTTGCCGAATTCCTTGCATTTGATTTGACGCAAGGTCAGTACGATCTCACCGCCGCCCTCATTGTTGGCAGACCAAGTCTGTGCTGAGACAGCCACTGGCAATGCCAGCAAAAGCGCGGCAAGTCTCATAGCTTCACAAAAAGGCGCTCGATCCCTTTTTCCTTAACGAAGGTGGTGAAGTCCAAAGGCTTAGTTGCCAGCACAGCAAAGGTCAGCATGTGAGCCAATTGCGCAGCTTCATAACCGCTGCAGTTTTCAGGGACCGCGATGCGGTGCATAGCGCCATCAATCTCAACATCAATAGGACCGATGGGACTAAGTTCAGTTATGTTCAATTTCATGCTCCTTGATTGGTGTGTGGATGAGCTTGCCTTTTGTCAGCACAAGCAGTCTAAAAATAGGCATACGGTCATGCTTGCAGTAGTAATGGACCGTCGAAGGCGCAACGCCCAACAGCCTGGCTGCAGCCCGTATACCACCAACAGATTCAATAAGGTCTCGAATGTTCATGGCGTTAGCATAATCGAACACCCTTGAACATGCAACCACAGGGAAACTTGTTGACATAGTGTTCGATACATGAAACACTTTAGACTCCGCAAACTTTAGAGCAAACTCATGGAAAGAAATGATGAATGGCAGTTGATGATGCAAGAGCGCGAGCAGATCACTGAAGAAAGTTTTCTGCGAGCGATGAACGGCATCGCTACCCAGCAAGACTGGAAATGGCTGGCTGCCGAGTTAGGACTAACTTTTTACACGAAGGAAGAGCATGTTTATATCTGAAGGCGGAAGTAACACGGAACGTACATTCAAACTGGTGCCCACTGGTAGCCACCTTGCTATCTGCTACGGCATTGTGGATCTGGGCACCCAACAGTATGTCTACCAGGGCGAGCAGAAGGCCGGCAAGATGCTGCGTTTGCTGTTTGAGTTGCATGGCGAGGACGGCGATGGTCAGCCGCTTACGCTTGATGATGGCAGGCCGCTGTCCATCAGCCAGCGCTATACGAAGTCACTGCACGAGAAGGCCAAGCTGCGGCAGCACATCGTCTCTTGGCGCGGCGGTAAAGATCTGACGCCTGAAGAGCTTGGTCAAATGCCTGGGAGGACGGGTTACAACATCCGCGGCCTGATCGGTAAGCATTGCATGTTGACTATCAAGCATTCGATTAAAAACGATAAGACCTTTGCAAACGTCGATGGCATCACGCAAGTGCCTGCAGTCATTCGCAAGCTTGGCCTGCCCGATATGGTTAACAGCGAGGTCTACTTCAGCTTTGATGAATTCTCGATGGACGATTTCAACAAGGTCAGCCAAGGGCTGCAGAAGGTGATTACGTTGTCGCCTGAGTATCAGCGTGCCACCACGAGCCGTGCGCCGGTAACGGGAAGGCCGTCGAAGCAGGCAGAGGCCGAGGATTGGTTCGATAAGCACGAGAGGACTAATGCCAACAAGGGCATGGACGAAGACGACGACATTCCCTTCTGATCTCTATAACACTTAAGGACGACACACATGGACACTTTTGTAACACGCGAACACATCGAAAAGAAAATCAAAGAAAAGATTTTTCTCGTGCTGCCTGATGGTTGCACAACGGTATGTCACGTCACGATGTTGAACGGCTATTTTGTAACTGGCACCAGCACTTGCGAGCGTGGCAATTTCAATATTGAGTCTGGTAAGGAAGTCTCTTTTCAAAACGTGCTTGATCAACTTTGGCACTTCGAGCGATATGCAAAAGCCGAGATTGAGTACATCCAAGGTAGCAAGTCGTTTGTGCTTAATGCTATGGAAGTAAAAGCCATGAAAGATTCTGGCGTCTGGCAAGACCCGATTAAACGAGCGAATGCCATACAAGGGTATGTCAAAGCCAGAAATGAAGCTTATGAGAAAGCAAACGAGGCACGAGAAGATCTTAAAAAGATTTCTGCGCCATGGGGAGTTAAGAAAGACGGCACACCCCGTCGTAAACCAGGACCACGGAAATGAAGAAAACACCCAAGGCTCCACGAGCCTATCCAACACCAGAAACAGTCGGCATGCGCATTAATGACAAGTTGGTAGAGACGTATGACGTGCCCGTCTTCAAGCTCAAAGGCATGGTCATCGTGCCGCACTACAGCAAGCGTGATGTGTGGGTGATGCCTGGTGGCCAGGAAACCAGCGCTGATGAGTTAATCAGCTTAGGGGCTGTGACATCGACTGAGAAGCTTTGGTCGAGGTATTGGCTATGACTACATGCAACGAACCTTTTAACCTTTGAGGGGTATGCCAATGGGCGTCGATGAACTTCTCACAAGACTTGAAGCTCGTCCTAGAGAGGAGTTTCTAAAAAACTTGAGGGCTAAATGGCAAGAGTCTATTGAGACACATGGCGCTCATTGCCCGGTATGTAATCGCTGGGGGAAGATATACGCTAGGGCTATCAACAAAACGATGGCCTATAGCCTGATCTGGCTTTGCAGTGCTCCCGCTGATGAGCATGGTTGGGTAGATGTCCCCAATTCCAACAACATGCGCGTGATTCGTTCTAATCAACTCCCTACCCTTCGATGGTGGGATTTGGTAGAGCGTATGGCAACCGATGATACCTCCGTGAAGCATTCAGGGCTTTGGCGTGTAACCGAACTAGGAAAAGACTTTGTTCACGGGCGCGTTACGGTGCCCGAGAAGGTTTATACCTACAACGCCGAAGTTATTTCTAACAGCGACAAGCGAATCAGCATCTGGCAATGCTTCAAAATTCAGTTTGACTACCAAGAGATCATGAATCAAATGTTTCCTGGCCGGCAACAATCACTATTTTGAGGGTTTATGGAAATCAAAGCACCACTTAAAGAGGGTGGCCACTGGTATGACCGCCAGGGTAATCCGCGCTATACGGTCAAAGGAGCCAATGGCCGAGAACGCAACACAACGCTCAGAGACGCACGCAAGTACGATCTGGTACCGAGTGTCACAACCATCTTAAACGTCGCAGCCAAGCCCGGCCTGGAGGCCTGGAAGCAGCAGCAACTGCTGTTGGCAGCACTAACCCTTCCCAAGCTCGATGACGAGTCGATTGACGCCTACGCTGACCGTGTTCTGGAGGATAGCAAGCGGCAGGCTGCAGAGGCTCGTGACTTGGGCACGGAGATACACGCCAAGGTCCAAGGAGCCTTCGAGGGTGGGCCTGAGAACGACTACTCGACCAGCGTCAAGTCACTGCTACGCCACGCCTACGGTGAGCAGGATTGGATAAGCGAGAAAAGCTTTTGTCACCCGCAAGGGTTTGGCGGCAAGGTAGACCTGCACTGCAAGGCCGCGGTGGTGGATATCAAGACCAAAGCATTTGGCCCGCAGGATGATCCGCAAGGCTACGACGAGCATTTGATGCAGCTATCTGCCTATCGCTCCGGGCTAATCCTGCCCAATGCGCGATGCGCCAACCTATTTGTATCCACCACGCACCCCAATCTCGTGTCGATTTACGAGTGGACGCCTGAAGATGCAGACCGAGGCTGGGAGATGTTTGAGGCGCTTTTGCGGTTCTGGCAGGTAAAAAATAATCATTGGTAAGACAAGCGGTAGATCTCAGCGGTACAAGCGGTAGGTAGGGTGTTTACAAGTGGACTAAATACGGGCAATATCCTACCTACAGCAACCGCTGATTAACAGAGTAACTAACACGGAGAAAGCAATGAACAACGACATCAACAGCATCGACACCCTCGGCAATATCTTGGCTCAGATCGCAGACCTTGAGAAACAAGCCGATGCAATCAAGGCCCAGCTTCGGGATGCAGCCACGCTCCCAGGCGGTAGCAACAGCTTCGAGGGTTCGCTCTTCAAAGCCACCGTTGTTGCGCAAGACCGCGCTACGGTCAACTACAAAAAACTTCTTGTTGAGCTTGGTGCTACTGACGAGCAAGTCGCACGTCACACCAGCCGCAGCATCAGCTTTGCTGTACGCGTTACCAGCCGCTAATCAACTGGGGGCCTAGCCCCCTTGGAGGACGCCATGATCAAACTGATTGAATCTGACAAATACGATCTGCGTATGCAGGTCTGCAATGTGGTCGAG